AGCACCCGCACCCGTACTATCTACATTGAGTGTAAGGTTGCCGCCAATTTGTAAGGTGTCAAAACCAGACTGTATTGAACTAGGAACACAGCCAATCCCAACATTACCTGAGCTGTCGATGCGCATGGCTTCGGAGGCGGCACCACTTCTCAATCTTAAACTTGATCCTGATGCAGTGCTACCAATAGTTAAGTGATTAGTTCCGTTAAAAAGCTCACCAATTAAAGCACCATCATCTTCAAACTGAATAATGCCACCAGTACTATTAGATAATGTAAGTGTCGTATAATTGCTATAATGATCTATAGTCTGAACACCACCATCACCAAAGAAACCGATATTACCCTGCGAATTGATGCGCATGCGTTCTGTGTTGTTTGTCCCAAATCTTATATCTCCATCTGAAACATTCCATAAAAAACAATCTGCAGCTGACCTCGCCAAGTACATACGGCTTGTACCACTTGTGCCACCAAGATATATCTGTGCGTCACCACCAGAGTTGTTAATTACTACAGCGCCGCTGCTGTCGATGCGCATGCGTTCTGAGCCGCCAGTAGTGAAACCTAAAGCATCTACAGCCGCTCTAAACATACCTGTATTTGGGTCGCCATAAAAAGTATGAGTAGGGTCAGAAGCAGTGCCGTTTGTTGTTCCTATTTCTCCTTGAACATGAAGTAAAACATTAGTGTCTGGAGAGGCTCCAATTCCAACCCGTCCACTGCTGTCGATGCGCATGGCTTCTGACCAAGTGAGTGCAGCGTTAGCAGTACCAGAGGCAGCATAATGCCAAGTATGTTTTCCATCTTCTTGGCTATATCGGGTGGCTTCATCTGTATGCGTATACTTCCAACCGCCATTATAGTAAGCATTTTGGTTCATGTGGAAAGCGTAGTCAGCTTCACCCCAGAGGTTGTTTTCCTTAACGCCAATGTGTAACGCTTTACCTAATGACCAAGTAGATGCATCAGAAACACCAATTCCAACAATCCCGCTGCTGTCGATGCGCATACGTTCCGACAAAGTAATAGCGGCATTAGCACTAGATGAAGCGGCTGTATTCAAAAATCGTATTGAACCGTCCTGATTGGTTAAATCAATTCTTGTGCTAAATCCTGACTTAACTGCTTTATCACCACTTGAATAGTAAGTATTATTTGAAAGAATTAACTGATTGTCGTTGCCATCTAAGCCGCCATAATTATTTATCTGGATGGGTATAACAGGCGAACTCGTCCCAATGCCCACCGATCCATCACCCATCACAGAAAACAAAGCATTATTTTGGTAGTCGGCTGCTCTAAACGCATACTGCGAAGAAGTATCCCCCGCTGCTACATACAAGCCAAAGCCTGTTGCTGATGCGTTTCTAAAATCACCCAATGTAGTAGTGGCATTTGATCTAATGTCTAGCCTTACGCCTGATGCTGGCGAACACCCAATACCTACGTCACCCGCTGATGAGATGCGCATGGCTTCAGAAGAGCTTGTACTACCTGCTGCAGTTGTTTTAAAAAATAAACCTGTAGCACTTGAAGTTGAACTAAAGTTTTCTTCTGCAACTGCACTGATCTGAGCAACAGTTTCTTCACTCCCATCTTCACCTGCGGTAAATATAATATTACCTATAGTATTTGTGCTAGATACTGAAGTATCTGTTCTTTCTAGGTTAATTGTTGGTGATCCTGCACCCGAAGCAACTGCCAGATGTAATTGAGAACTAGGCGAACTCGTCCCAATCCCAACATTTTGGCTATCGTCTATGGTCATGGCTAAACTGTCAGCAGAGCCACCACCGCCACCTGTTAAAAATTGTATTTGTCCAGTACCAGATGATGCACCGTAAGAATGTATCTTTGTAACATTACTATTGTACTCAAACACACCCTTATTTGTTTGGTGTGCAAGTATCTGTCCACTTACCAATACTGCGTTGTTAAACGTAGCTTTACCTGCATCAGACATATCAAGGGTGAGGGCATCTATAAATGAACCATTATCATTACCTCTAAGTATAAGGTCTTTATCTTCGATTAAGGATACAACCCTAAAATTTGAACTAGAGTTTTCAAGATCACCATAGTTTACGCCAGCGTCAGCAAGATATACATTTCCTTGATCGGCATCTAGAATAATATCGGTAGCCACATCAATCGTAAGAGCGCCAGATGTATTAGATATAGTGGTAGCACCAGTAAGAGATATGTCGCCACCAACAGTAAGGGTAGATGCCATATCAACAGCACCATCAATATCCACAACATCAAGGTTTGTTGTACCGTCTACGTCTATGTCACCAGAGATGTCTAATGAAGCAAAGACAGAGGTGCCTGTTCCAGTGACAGTTCCACCAACACCTAAATTGCCAGCAATCGTTACATTCGTTGTACCTGTTGGTATTTCTAGAACGTCAGCGTCAGCGTCATTCTTAATTGTTACATCGTTTGTTGAACCTTGACCTGTTAAGATCAAACCCTCTGCGGCTGTGTAACCTATTGCTGCATTATCACCAGCGGCTGTGTCACCGTCTGGTTCAAACGTAGTAGCTGTAGCCACACTTGTAACATCAAGAGTGCCACCAACAACGGCGTTTCCTACAATGTTCAGAGCATCAAAATGTGCGTTGCTCATAACATTAGCAGCTACCGCTCCGCTTCCCGTACCATTGAAGAAAATTACAGCCGTTTTCCCGTTTGGAATCAAATAATCGTTTGAGGCGTTATATGTCCCTTGAAAAACAATTAAATCCTGCGTGTTCAGGTTATTGCGAATGTAGATTATTTTTTCCGCATCATTTGGCGTTAGTTGGTAATAAACAGTACCACCAAGGTTGGTCCCGCTATATATCTCAACAAGTCTATTTCGACCATTAGAAGCAGTTCCATTCGTAATAGGCAAATCGTTGGGCGAACCGCTACTGGCTGCGCTGGATGCTGTAATTGTCACCTGACCGTCTAAAGCCGTGTCAATAAAAGAGAGGTTGTCGTTTGTGGTATCGCCCCATGTGCCAGACTGTTCGCCTGTATCAATGAGTTCGATACCGTTATTTAATGTATATGAACTTGGCATGTTTTTATCCTATGCTGCTATGTCATCCCAGCCCGGAGTTTGAGACGGTGTTTCGTCACTCCATGCTGGGGTGGAAGATGGTGTTACGGGATTATAGCTCGGATTTTGATTTGGAACAATACGTCCCCAAACAAGGACAGGTGTTATCTCTCCAGTCCCAACAACGCCTACAGGAAATACAGTGCATCCAAGGCTAAAACCTGCAATTTCCCCAACTTGTCCCGCGGCGCTTACGCCAGTTACGTCAACCTCTAAAACAAGATCAACTGTTACTGAGCCTACATTTGCGGAACCAGACACTCCAGTAACAGAAATATTAGCGTCTGAGGTCGTGGTTACTGATCCCACAGAGGCGGTAGAATCAACTCCTACAACAGAAACATTATTTACTGTTATAACTGTTGTAGAACCTACTGAAGCTATTGCGGCAACACCAGTAACATTTACTATTTCATTTTCTTCTACGGTAACAGTGCCTACAGAGGCTGTCGCATCAAGGCCAGTAACAGAAGTGTTGGCTTCGGCAACTACCGTAACACTTCCAACACCACCTGTCGCTTCAAGTCCAGTGGTCGGAATAACTGCTTGTCCCGTTGCTACCGCCGTTCCAACGCTACCTGTCGCTTCAAGTCCAGTTGGTGCTACATTAGCCTCTGCGATTAAGGTTACGCCATTTACGGAGCTTGAAGCCGATAAACCTGTGACAGAAACATCTGCCGCAGCCACAACTGTGACAGAGCCAACGGCTGAAGTGCCAGAAACGCCGCTAACTGAAACTGCAACGCCTTGCTGAACACCCGCCTCACCGACCTGACCTGTTGCAGATACGCCCGTAACAGACACATTAGCTTCCGCAACAACAGTAACAGACCCAACTTGACTAGAAGCTCCAACTCCTGTCGGGGAAACATTAGCCTCCGCGATAACCGTTACGGCCCCAACACTACTCGCAGCGGATATACCTGTAACCGATATATCGGCTTCTGCGATAACTGTTACGGCGTCAACACTACCTGTTGAGGATACGCCAGTGACAGAAACAACCGCTGCCGCCGAAGCTACCGCCGTCCCTACTTGCCCTGTAGCACCTACGCCTGTTGGAGAAACATTTGCTTCTGCAACAATAGTTACGGCCCCAACACTACCTGTGGCATCAATTCCTGTAACGGGAACATCGCTTGCTCCCGATACGGTAACTGAACCAATTTGGCCTGTAGCAGAAACACCCGTAACTGTTACAGGGAGTGGATTGCTCCAAGCTCCTTCAGACCATGTGCCGCGACCCCAACCTGCAATAAGTGCCATTTCGTATGCCTAAAACTTAGGCTATCCGAATAATGGCATTACTTGCGTCCGCTGTTGGGAACACAATGGTAAAGTCGCCCGCGGTAGACGTTTTGTCACCGCCAAAGTCTAGCACTACAACCGAAGGATCACCTGACGCACTATCATTAAAGATTAACGCGCCACGGGCTGTGATCGTCGCAGTGCTAAATGTTAAATTAGCAAAATCAGTTAACGCTGTTGTACTGCTTGTGCTTGGATCAACCCTAGTAAGAGCCGCACCTTTGGCTGTGTACCCCGTTCCAGACACTTCGTTCGAAGAGGTATACGCTGTTGTCGCAGCATTGAAAGAGGCACTATTTGTATAAAGCGCAAGGTTAAAGGTGCTACCACCTGAATTTTTAAAGTTGTGAACAGCCTCAAGAAGCTCTTTCTTAAAGCTGGTGCACATAAAGTTTCCTGAAAAGGCCATGTCACATTCTCCTTATAAGTTCAGCGAGGTCAGGGTGACCCGCATCTTTGATTGCATTATATACAGTAGTTCGATCACTTTTAACAGCTTCGCGTAAATAGAACCCTACCAACTGCACAATACGTTTCTGAAAAGCACGGGCTTGCGCTTGTATTGCAGGATGTGCTTCATCTGAAACCGAAATAATTTTTTCTGCACACCGTTCTGCTATTTCTTCTGGCGTAAAGCCACGGTTCTGAGTGGTGTGTACCTCTACTTTATAATCTTCAGGTAGGTCAATATTCATACTAGGTATCATGTTTTCTCTCTTAATATCAATCCAGTGCGATAAGCATCTGTGACTTCTTGTGACTCACCAAAGTTTTTAACACGGGACATGGCTTCAGTAAATCTTTGAGTATAGTTCTGAACCAAGTCGGCTTCACCCTTCATAAAGGTATAAGCCTCAATTAAAGAGCCGTATAAAAGCGCCACGGAGGCATTGGTGCTTAACCATGTGGTGCCATTATCTCCAGAAGCGGTCAGGCTTAATGGCCGATAAAAGTAATGAAGCTCCACGTTATATGCAGCATCAGGTGTTGGACCTAAGATAAAATTATCAATGTCAAACTGCGCATAATAGCGAGGAGCACCAGTCGTAGAATTGTTCGGGTTAAAAGACTGAACAAAGTTTACATCTTTAAACAACACAAACTCTTTGTTGCTTCCGTTTGTAAACGAAAGACTGAAAGGCGCGAGATAATCGTTAGGAAGCGCCAGATATTCATTGCCTGCTGTCAGGCTCCCGCCTTGGTTTTTTCTAAAAACCTCTAGCTGGGCAATCTTCAGTATTCTCTCTTCAGTGTTTTTAATAAAGATATCAAGACTGTTCACAAAGGTTGTCTCTGTGTTTTCAGTGTAATCCTGAATAGCCGTTTTCAATTCTGCGTATGTAAAGCTCATGATGTTGTCACCGTTACGCTGCCAACGGACCCAGTGGCAAGCAAATTATTTGGAGTTAGGCCCTCATCGCCCTTAAAACCTACAGGATTCCAGCCCCATTGTATGTTGTTTTGTTGAGCAACATTTTGTTCAGGGCGCGGATTACGCAATGCCTGTGGATCAGGGGTTGCACGAAGAGGATTTAGTTGCGGCTGTTTTGCCTCCCACTCATCTTTACCTACAAGAAGACCATTCCACTCTTTACGCATGTCTCTGAGCCGATAGCGAAAGCCAGATCGGTCAGATATTCCATATGCCCACTTTCCTGTGGCATACTTAGACATAACGATAATTCCTCAAGTCTGGGGCAACGCGGAAGGACGCACGATCACGATCCTCATCCATTGCGCGGTTCATTTCTTCTTCATAAATGCCTTTAAGCATCTGCAAGCGATCAGGAGCACGCTTTATGCTCATATAATACGCTAATCCAGCAGCTAACGCTGGGTAAAATCTAAAGGGTAATTGAAGGGTATTAACGTAGTTATCAGCATCATCCATGCGAACAAGAGCATTATATAAAACAACGTCTGTGCTATTATCGGGCAAAGGCCACATTTTTAAAGAAGGGTTTATTTGTCTATCTACAAAAAACTGCGTGGGTCGCCCAGTTGTGGATTTTGTAGGAATGTTAAGATATTCATCCCTACTGATGCGGTTTAACGCATAATCAGTTCCGTCCCTACGCACGACAAGGGATAAGATATCGATTACATCAGTGCCAAGATCAATATCACCATCGTTTTCTGTAACAGTAAAGTTGCGCTGGGCTATCGTCCACTGGTTCAATCCGCGGTTAGCCCAATCAGCAAACATAAGATTTAAGGAACGCTTTGCAGTCTTCAGATCATAACCTGTACGAACTTCTAAGCCGCAACGCTCAAAAGCCTCTTCGATGTAAT